TATTAATATGGCAAGTAGAGCTGAAAATGGTGGTCACAGTACTAAGGCAAAAGGATTTGATAAGCGCAAAAATGAGTACAAAGAAGTACTTAAAAATGCGTTAACCTTTGATGATCTAAGCGCTGTTATAAAGATGCTGTTTAATAAATCTGTTAAGGATAAAGATGTTAATGCCTCTAAGATCTTATTAGAGTATTACCTTGGCAAGCCTACGCAAACTATTGAGCAAAATAATACACATACTTTAAACGAAGGTTTTGATATAAGAAAACTTTATGATAAAGAAGCACAAGAGTAAGTGGTCCAATTTAGGAAATGATACCAGATTTTTTATAATTACAGGCGGTCGTGGATCTGGTAAATCTTTTGAGGTTGGAAGGTTTGCAAGCCTGTTATCTTTTGAAAAGAACCATAAAATACTTTTTACTAGGCAAACAATGACTTCTGCTCACTTGTCTATTATACCAGAATTTCAAGAAAAGATTGAGCTTTTAGAATTACAGCCATACTTTGACGTTACAAGAGGTGAAATAAAAAATACATCTTCTGGTAGCTCTATAATTTTTAAAGGCCTTAAAAGTAGCTCTGGAGATCAGACAGCGAACTTAAAAAGTTTGCAAGGCACAACGACTTGGATATTAGACGAAGCCGAGGAGCTGGTAAATGAATTTACTTTTGATAAAATAAATCTATCTCTAAGGCAAAAGGGCGTACAAAATAGGGTGATCTTGATCTTAAACCCAGCCACAAAAGAACACTGGATATACAAAAGATTTTTTGAACAGGCCGGAGTAAAGGAATCTTTCACAGGTGTAAAAGGTGATGTTACTTATATACATAGTACCTACTTAGACAATACAGAGAATTTAGATCAAAGCTTTTTAAATGAGATAGCAAGGATCAAAAAGAATAACCCTACAAAATATGAGCATGTTATTTTAGGTGGCTGGTTAGACAAGGCCCATGGAGTTGTTTTTACTAACTGGAGCTTTGGCAATTTTAACCCTAATAATAAGCAGGTTTCTTATGGCCAAGATTATGGTTTTAGTATAGATCCCACAGTTTTAATTTCTGTAGCTATAGATAAAAAATTAAAGAAGATTTATGTTAAAGAGCATTTGTATAAGGCCAATTTAACTACAACACAAATAGCATATATAAACAAAGAAATTTGTGGCACATCTTTAATTGTTGCAGATAGTGCAGAGCCCAGACTTATAAACGAACTTAGCAGACAGCAAATAAATATTGTACCATGTGAGAAGGGCGCAGGGAGTATTTCTTTGGGTATTGCCTTAATGCAAGATTACGAAATTGTTGTTGATCACGACAGCCAAAATATTGCAAAGGAGTTAAACAATTATGTGTATGCAGACAAAGGCAGCAAACTTTTTAAAGACGATTTTAATCATGCGATAGATGCGATTCGTTACAACGTCACATATAATTTAGGAGGTTCGACAGGTGTTGAGATTAGATAAATAACAATAAACAAAAAAAATCGTTTTTAATATATGAAGTTAAAGCTACCAGAAAATATAGAAGATATCACTTTGGACCAGTACCAAAAATATACTGTTTTAGTAGGGCGTGAAGATCTTGACGAAATATCTTTTAACAAAAGGCTTATATCTATTTTTACAGATCTTAAATTTAGAGATATTGAAAAGGTAGCTTATAAAGATTATGAGCTTATTGTGGCCCAGATAACTTTAGCACTAACACAGGAAGCAGAATTTAAAAGTACATTTAAAATTAATGGCGTTGAATTTGGATTTATACCAAACCTAAATGATATTAGTACTGGTGAATATGTTGATCTTTCAACGCATGGCACAACTATTGAAAATATGCACAAGGTTATGGCTGTATTATTTAGGCCAATTAAGAGCAAAGATTTCTTTGGCAATTACGAAATAGAACCATACACAGGAACCAAACAGTATGCAGAATTAATGAAGTATACACCATTGAGCATAGTAAATGGAGCGCTGGTTTTTTTTTACAATTTATCGAAGGAATTAAGGATAGCTACCCAGAAATCTACGATAGCAGTACAAGCGAAGGTCAACGAGCTTCAAGCTATTTCGAAAAATGGGGATGGTACGCAACAATAGCAGATCTAGCAGATAATGATATTTTAAGGATAGATGCTGTTTTAGAAAAAAGTGTACACGAAATGCACATCTTTTTGGCCCACAGGCTAGACAAACAGAAGTTGGAAGCGATGCTAAGAAAAAAAGGAAACGTTACAGAATTATAAGATATGAACGCATATACAAGATTATTAACCCAGATCAAAAATAGCGCTGCCCAAACAGACTATATTAATACGATCACAAGGGGCCAAGATATTGATTTGAACAAGGGAAATATCTTTCCATTATTTAATATTGATATATTAACTGGTAGCTTTACCAGCAATGCAACAGTAGCGTTTAATGTTAGTATGCAATGTTTAGATATTAGAGATATAAACAAGGAGATCGTAAACGATAAATTTTGGTTAAATGATAATGAAGTTGACAATCATAACCAAACACTATCTTGTATTAATGAAGTATGGGTTAAGCTTCACAGGGATTTTAAAAATAACAATGTTACAGCCTCAGAAAATCCAGAGTTTACAAAGATCACCTTTTCAGATAAAAATTTATTAGATGGCTGGGAGATAAAATTTAGTGTAGAGATGCCAATTTCAGAATTTGATATTTGCCTATAGATGAATCAAGCAGAATTAACAAAGACTTTAAAACTGTTTTCAGATAGCGTTGAGATTCAAGCTAAAAACAATCTAGCTGCAAAAGATAAAAATGCAAGTGGTGGCTTATCAGAATCTATAACCAGCTTTTTAAAGATGGAAAAAAACGGTTTTGAACTGTCTTTTTTCTTAGAGGATTATTGGAAATTTGTTGACTATGGGGTTAAAGGTGTTGGAGGTAAAAAAGCAGATGGCAGTAAATGGGATCTAAAGGAGGTTACAAATAATAAATTTAGTTATAAGGAAGGAGCTGAAAACAGGCCGGCTCCAAAACATTTTAATAACTGGACCGTCTTAAAAGGTATAGCGCCAAGAAATAAAAAAGGACAGTTTACAACAAGAAAAAGTTTGATGTTTGCGATCTCAAATAGTGTATGGCATACAGGTTTAGAAACTACAAATTTCTTTACAAAACCTTTTTATAAAGAATTTAATAAGTTAAGAGTTGATTTAAGGAAGGCATTTTCAATAGATGTAAAAAGCTTTTTAGAATCTAGTTTAAAAGAGTAATTATGATAAGATCATTAAGCCCGTACTACATTGATACGCCTTTAGTTTATGGAGGTGTAACTTGCGACAAATATACGTTAAATGTTTGGGTATGGAACGGCAACAAGTCAACGCCAGATAATACAAATAGCTATCAAATAACCTACGAAAATACTACAGCTTCGACTGGATCGCATAGTATAAATATCAATGCAATTATACAAGATTATATTGAGTTTAAAGAACCTACTCCTTCACTTGTTGCAGGGGTTCAAATAATAGATGGAGATAACCAACAATGGGTATACACTTACGTAACTTATGATGAGGTAGCTACTCTGTACCATGAAGATACAGAGATAATGGCCTTAGGGTATACGTATGGAAATGAGGGGCGTAATATTACAACAGTAGCAAATAATACCCTGTTAAAGCCACAACAATACAAAGTTAATCAAGCAGGGAGTTTTGTATTTCCTATTTATGTTCCCGTAACCATAGCGCCGGCGGTATCTGTAAGCGTAAAATCTTATCCTGCTTTGGCCATAAATTACACAGCTACACCTGCACAATCCAGTGACAGCGGCGAGATTGTTAAGTATCTTTGGATAGACGTTTCAGTAGCTACAAATGAATCCTATATAGAGATAATCTGGAACGACAAAACAACTACTTTAGATATTACAAGAGAGTGTAAATATAATCCTTTAGACTTATTTTTTCAAAATAAAGATGGCGCCTTACAAAGCTTTACCTTGTTTAAAAAACAAGAGGAAACTATAAGTGTAACAGATAGCAGTTTTGAGACTAACAGAGGTCAGGCAAGTGATGGGTTTCACCAATTTGTAAGGTATGGTGTACAAGCAAGAACCAGATTAACGGCAGAGAGTGGCTGGCTTGATGAGGATATGAACGAGGTACTAAAGCAAATACTACTTACAGAGCGAATATGGAGTTTTGATAGTGGTGTATATACTCCTTTGAACTTGAAAATGACTTCACAAAGATTTAAAACTAGGCAAAACGATAGGCTAATTAATTATACAATGAGCTTCGAAAAGAGTTATAACGAAATAAACAATATATAAGCATGGTTAATCTATACGTTAACGGCGAGTTATTGGATCAGTATAAAGACGAAGCGGTAAATATTGTAAGCTCTGTTTTAGATGTGAGCGATATAACAAAAAATACAGGCGATTACTCTAAGACTTTTACAGTACCGGCCTCAAAAAATAATAACAATATTTTTAAACACTGGTACAACGCCTCTATAGATAACGGTTTTGATTCCAGAACAAAAGTTGATGGTAGTATTGATATAGACGGCGTGCCCTTTAAGCTCGGAAAGTGGCGCTTAAATAAATGTAATATCGTAAAGGGTAGGCTTGAAAGTTACACAATAAATTTCTTTGGAAATCTGCCAAACATTTCAGATACTGTAGGCGAAGATATGTTAAGTGATTTGCCTTTTCCTACTTTAAACCATGACTGGACCAGCGCAAATGTTATAAGCGGTTTAAGAGGTGCATTATATGGTGGAGACATCGTTTATACTTTAATGGCTAACAAGCGATATTTTTACAATAGCCATTCAGGAGCGCCAGACGTAGACGATACGACTATAAATATAGCAAACGATGCGAGTACATCTCATGCAACCGGCGTAGTATGGAGCGATCTAAGGCCTAGCATAAAAATAATAAAAATAATCGAGGCAATAGAGGCAAGGTATAACGCTGCAACTTATGAGAACCCTATTGTATTTTCTAGGGATTTTTTCGGTACTACAGAATTTAAAGAGCAATACCTTTGGCTCAAGGCAGACGATAGGGCGGCGATAGGTGGCGGCAAGGAGATTGTAGATTTTACGACTGGAGATGGAACTTATATAAATTTAACCAGTAATATAGGAACTTTTGAAACTATAAGAACGGGAGCTTCAAGGCAAAGATTTAGTATAAGTAATATCATAACCCCTGCGGCTGGTTACGAAAATGTACCCTATACTTTTATAGTTAGAAACGAAGATACAAACGAGGATGTTTACGCTTGGAGTAGTGAGCAATGGGCTAACGGCGATGGCGTTATATCTATAGGAACCAATTTATTTTCCCCAGAAGGTACAACTACTTTTAAATTTACTTGGCACGTAAAAAGTAATGCAAAAATAGAATTCACATCTTCTGTTGGTGTAGTTAAATACGTTGCAGATATACCAACAATCGCAAATATAACTACAGGATCGCAAACTTTAATAAATAAAGTAGTTATAGCCGACGAAATGCCAGAGTTAAAGATTGTTGATTTCCTTAAAGGTATTTTCAATATGTTTAAACTTGTAGCAATTCCAAAAGATGACGGCAGCGTATATATCAACTCGCTTGATTCTTATTACGCACAAGGCCAAAGATATGATGCAACTAAGTACGTAGATTTTGCAAAGTTTGACGTAGACAGGGGCGAGCTTTTAAAACGTATTTCGTTTGAGTTTGAAGATCCAAGTACTATTATGAATATGCAGTTTCAAAAGACAGCGGCAGACGGTCAAGGTTACGGCTCATCACTTGTAAATGTGTACGAGAGCTTAACGCCTAAGAAACTAATTGATGGCGATAGTTTGGAGGTTAAGCTGCCATTTGAGCAAATATACTTTGAAAAGCTAGTAGATCAAAATACAGGTATAGCAACTACGAATCAAAACATAAACATACAAACAGGTGTAATACTAGACGATAATTTAAACCAAGTTGTACCAAAACCGGTATTGCATTACGTAACAAATCAAGATATTTCGAGTACTCCTATACGATTTGTTGATGACTTAGGAAACGACGACATTCTTAACCAAAATTTACTTTCACCAATACATCACTTTGGAGTTGAAAACCCTATGTACTCAAATCTATTTGAGGCAGAGTATAGCAACTTTACAGGCGAGACTTTAGTAAATAACCTATACAGCATACATTATAAAGATTATGTAGAGGCGATATTTAAGCTAAAGCGCAGAACGTTTAGATACACAGCAAATCTACCTATACAGATAGTTACAAGGCTTGAGTTAAACGATGTAATTGCGATAAATAGTATAGACTACAGAATAAATAAATACTCTTATAACCTTTTAACTGGCTTAACTAAGTTGGAGTTGATTAATGGTTTTGATACTACCCTAAAAAATAGGGTATACATACCTTCTACTATAACTGTAGGGCAACTATTTGAAAACTTAGTTTTTAACGTTGAGGGTATTGCTACTGATTATGTTGTTACAAAAATAGATACTGGAGACGGCGTAACTTGGGCCACAACGTCTGTAATTGGTACAGATAACAATTTGGCTGGTATATCGGTTTCTACTATGGGAGCTGGCACAATTACGCGAACCATGACAATAAGATATGTAGGAAATGGAGTAACAACAGATATAATAATATTGCAAAACGAATAAGTAATGATAGCAGAAATTATTAAGGTATTAAAATGTGATGATTTTTATAACGCTGGTAAGTATACAGAAATAGCAAAAGGGAAATACGAAATGGTCCATACATGGAACGATTTTTTAAGAAAACTTAAACGCCAACAAAAATGATAGAAGAGGAAATTAAAATTACCGGTAATACTAGCGAGGCCCAGAAATCTTTTGAGGATCTTGGAAAGATAATAGCAGAACAAAAACAAATTACTATTGAATTTGAAAAGGAGCTTATAGATCTTGAACAGCAGCTTGTGGCCACAGGAAATGCAGACTGGAACCCAAAAGGTGATGCCTTAAAGAAAAAAATAGTAGGCATAAAGGAGGCTATAAAAGATCAAAGAATTGCGCTAAAAGACTTAAACGGCCAAAGAGCAAAGGCTAAAAAAAGTCAAGAAGATTATACAAAAGGATTAAGTAAAACTTCTGGAGTTGTTAAGGTGTTAAATAAGCTAACAGGAGGTCTGGCCGGTGAGCTTTTGTATTTAGGTAAGGCAGCAATGAAGGGCGGAAAGGCAATGAGGGTTGCGCTCATTAGCTCTGGTATTGGTGTAGCCGTAGCTTTGATTGGCCTATTGGTGCAACACTGGGAAACTATAGGAGAGTTTTTAGGTTTTATAAATAGTGACTTAGAAGATCAAGTTGCACTTAATGAAAGGAATTTAGATTTAACCGGACAAGAGATAACTCAAATAGATCTAAAAATTAAGCTAGGTAAAAAAAGAGGCGAAAACGTAGATGATTTAATTAAGAAAAGAAAGGAATTAATTAAACTTGAAAAACAGCAAACATTAAATAGCATTGCAGATCTTAAACTTCAAAAAATAGAATTAGAAAACGAAGCCAAAAAATTAACCTTTATGGAGCGTATGGGCCAAATTTTTGTAAAGACAAAAGATCAACAAGGAAAAACAACAAAAGAGGAACAGGATGCAATAGATGCTAAAGAAAAACAAATAACAGACTTAGAAAATAAATTATTAAATATTGAAATCAACGAGCTACCAGATGCACCAAAAGTAAAAACCCCAGAGGAAAAAGAAAAAGAACAAAAAAGGCTTCTTGATCGCGTTGATAAATTACAAAAACAATCGCTTGAAGTAAGTTTAAGCAAAGAAGAAAAAGAAATACAGGCGGTTAAAGATAAATATGACGAAACTATAAAAGCTGCAAAACTTGCAAATATAGAAACTGGAATTATAGAGGAAGGGAAGCGCGAGGAGCTGGCCTTAATAGATGCAAAGTACAGAGAACTAGAGCTTGAAGAGTTTGAAAAACAAGAAAAAAGAAAACAAGAAATTCTTGATGGCATAGGTGTTGAAGGTTTGGAGGCCAAGATAAAAGCAATAGAAGATAAGGCAGAAAAAGATGCTAAAGAACTAGAGGATTTGGGCGCTCACAGGGATCAAATCGAGGCTATCTATCAAGAGAGTGAAGATAAGATCGCGGAAATAGTAAAAGGAGCTTCTGATAAAGTAAAAAAGGAAAATAAAGCCGCTGGAGATGCAGACGTAAAAACCGCAGAAGAGGTTGCGGCTGCAAAGGATGCCGTTATATGGAACTCTGTTGACAATATAGATCAAAGTTTTAAAGCGCTTGCAGCTTTAGACGAGGAAAACAAAGGGCTACAGGCAGCCTCACTTATTGCCAGCAACTTGATTGGCGCAGCCAAAACAATACAAAGCACAGTAGCGGCAAACGCAGCGGCTACAGCGGCATTTCCTTTAACCGCTGGGCAGCCATTTGTAGCAATAAATACGGTGGCAGCAACTTTAGGTATTGCAGCAAGTGCGATGGCAACTCAAAAAGGTTTGGCAGCACTTGGAAAAGGTGGTGATACAGGAGGCGCTACAGGTTTAGATGGTGCAGGAGGTGGACCAGCAGCGCCAGAGTTTAATTTAGTAGAAGGTAGCGAGAGCAACGCGATACAGGAAAGTATACAAAGCGGCAGCGATCCAATTAAGGCCGTAGTAATTAGCGGCGAAATAACAACAGCCCAACAAGTTGATCGCAATATAGTAGAAGGTAGTGGTATATAAAAATTATCTATACAAAAACCATAACAATAAATAAAATTTATCGTTTATAATATATGAAAACGTTTGAAGCTAAGTTTAAGGACAATTCAGATGGAGTTTTTGCTATTAGTTTAGTAAGCGCTCCGGCCACAGGTGAACACTATATCGCTCTTTCAGAACAAGAAGAGATTGTAAAGCTTTCAAAGGTAGACGAAGAGCAGCGTATTTTAATGGGTTTAGTTTTACAGCCTAACCAATTAATCTACAGAAAACAAGACGATACAGAATTTAATATAGTCTTTTCAGAAGATACAATTAAAAAACTATCACATAATTTTTTCAAATCTGGATTTCAATTAAACTCTAAGCTTGAACACGATACGCCTATTGAGGGCGTTAGTTTCGTGGAATCTTGGCTAGTGGAAAATTCAGATATAGATAAGTCGGCTAACTTTGGTTTGAGCTATCCTAAAGGATCTTGGCTTGCTACAATGAAAGTTGACAATGATGAGATCTGGGATGATTATATAAAGACAGGAAAGTTAAAAGGTTTTTCTGTTGATGCGATAGTAGACTTACAAGAAGTTAATTTAAAATCCAATATAAAAATGAGTGAAGAAAAAAAGAATCTTCTTGAAAAGATGGAAATCTGGTTTACAGAAAACATCTTAAATCAAAAAGAGGTTAAAATGGGCAGCGTAACTAGCGGCGATATTACAATTATGTTTGATGGTGATAAATTAGAAGTAGGAACTTCTTTGTATATTATGGTCGAGGATGAGAAGGTATCTTTACCGGATGGTGAATATCCTACAGATTCTGGTATGATCTTAGTAAAAGATGGCCGAGTTGAAGAAATGGGTGAAAAGCTTGAAAAGTACGAAGATAAAAAAGAAGATAAAAAAGAGGACAAAAAAGAAGAAGAAAAAGTTGAAATGAAAGAGGTTCAATTTGAGGAAGTAATGAAAATGTTAATGAGCAAACAAAGCGAAGGTTTTGAGGCCAAACTTTCAGAACTAAAATCTTCTTATGATGTACAGCTTGCAACAGTAAACGCAGAACTGTTAGAGCTAAAATCTGTGAAGGCAGAGTTGGTAGAGCTAAAAGAGCAGCCAGCAAGTAAGCCAATTATAGCAAAACCAGCACAGGTAGAGTTAACCAGAAATGGTAGATTATTAGAAAAATTAAGAAAGTAATAAATAAGTTAAATTAAATAAAAAAATGGCAACAACAACAACAGTATCAAGTAACTACGCCGGAAAAGCGGCTGGTGAGATAATCGGTGCAGCTTTTCGCGAAGCAGATACACTTAGATTAAATTTAGTAACTGTAGCGGAAAACGTAAATTACAAAATGAATTTACGCAAAATCGCATACACAAATGGAACTACAGATTACTCTTGTGGATTCGTACCAGAAGGTGCGGTGACTTTGAGTGAAAAAGTTTTAGAGATCGAAAAATTAATGAACCCAATACAGGTTTGTAAAGAAGATTTCAGACAAACTTGGAGTGAGGATTCAATGGGAGCTAGTGCTTCAAATCCAAACGCGCCAGCAGATATCATGGAAGCAATTTCTATGGAGCTATTGGCTTCACAAGCTGAAAAAGTAGATACAGATATCTGGACCGGATTAGCGGCTACGGATGGAGAATTTGCTGGTCTTATCGAGCAGTTCGCAGCAGATGGAAACGTAGTAAAAGCTGGAAACGGTATTACAGCACTTGCAGCAGCTACAACAGAGGCAAACGTTGAGGCTCACCTAAAGGCAGCACTAGCGGCTGTACCAGTAGCAATTAGACGTAAAGACTTAACAGTTGCAGTTTCACCAGATGTATTTCAGGCTTACTCTTTCTACCTTATTTCAAAAGGTATTGCAAATGACGGTAACGCAGAAGCAAAACAAGTGAGATTTGGGCGTTACACAATTACAGAAGTAAACGGCTTACCAGATAACACTATTGTTGTTTTTGAACCTAAAAACGTAGTTTTTGCTACAGGTTTACAATCTGATATGAACGAGCTTTCAATGGTGGACGAAGATTCTATCGGGCTTTTAACAGGTCAAGTACGTGGGAAACTAGTATACGGTGCTGCTGTAGGTTATTACAACAGTGAAGATATCGTATGGTTGTTAACTACACAAGCATAATAATTAACCAAAACAAAGCTATCAGTTGGATAACTGACTGATAGCTAATGTTTTATAAAATATAAACACAAATGGCGTGCGACGTAACACAGGGCAGATCTAAAGTCTGCAAAGATGGGCTGGGAGGCCAAACAGCTTTATATTTATATAATAGTATAGAAGATGCATTTACAGTGGTAGCTGGTGAGGCTACAGCGGTTAATGCTGGATTAACAGAGGTTTTTAAGTACGAGCTAGAAGGTGATGGTAATACTTTAGAGCAATCTATGGAAGGATCAAGACTAACTGGATCAAGAGTAAATACACAAACCCTAACAACAGTACTAAAAAAGATCGATGCTGCAACCAATGCAGAATTAAATCTTATGGTGGCTGGATATCCTCAGGTAGTTGTTGAAGATAGAAACGGGAAGCTTCACGCTTTGGCACTTGATGACGGTATGGATTTCACCGCAGTTTCAAGCAGTGGTGGCGCAAAAGCTGATATGAACGGTTATACCTTAACTGGTGTAGCAACTACAGCAACACTTGCACCAATATTAGATTCTGCAACGGCAACAGCTTTTAAAGCTTTAGTAGCGTAAATATTATATAAATATATATCTTAAAACCCTGTTTTTAATTAGACAGGGTTTTTTTATAACAATAAATGACTTTTTTCGTTTTTAATATATGATAGTTGTAAACCCAACAGACGTAACTCACAATGTAGAAATAGTATTAAGAAAATCACCTAGCACTACAAATTTTACGCTAGAGCTGAAAGACGATATTACAAAGGTTGTTACTTCTATTGTTGTTACTTATACTGTAGTAAATCAAGGCAGAATTAACTTTAGCTTTGATCACAATTTTAATAGTGGCGATAGCTATCAAGTAAAAATATTAGACGTAGACAATACGATTCTTTATAGAGGTCTATTATACGCAACCAGTCAAGTAACACAGGAATTTGAGTTAACAGATGGTAAATACTTTTGGAGCTAAAAAATGGATATAAAATTAATTACACTGGCCAGCTACGTTAAGCCGGAAATAGTAGAAAATAAAAACAAAAATTGGGTTTTAAATGGCCACAAAAATAGTTTTTATCAATACATTATTGATAGAAATAATGGATCTGCTACAAACTCTTCTATAAACAGCACGTACATAAGCTTGATATACGGCAGAGGGCTTGATTTTAAGGATGGTTTACAGGGTGTTAATGATTGGGCATTGCTACAAAAATATCTTAGGCCACAGGAGCTTAGAAAGGTTATTGCTGATTTTCAAATATTCAATGAATATTCAGTACAAGTTATAAGAACAAAAGGCGGCGGTTTATCAAGTATAAAACATTTACCAAAGCAATTAGTTGCGCCTTCTATAAAAAATGAAGATGGCGAAATTGATAGCTATTGGTATTGTGAAAATTGGAGTAATACAAACAAATACAGGCCGGAAAGATTTCCAGCTTTTGGAACTTCAAAAGAAGCTATAGAAATATACGTAGGTAGGCCTTACAGAGTTGGTGATGAGTACATAAGCAGCCCAGATTATTTAGCCGGTTTACAGTATGCTGAAATGGAGGAGGAAATTTCAAATTTGAATATCTCTTCTATAAGAAATGGCTTATCTGCTGGTTATATAATTAACATACCAGACGGTAAAAGCTGGGGTGATGAGGAAAAAGACGAGTTTGAAAGACAAGTTAAAAAGAAGCTTACTAGTTCAAGCAATGCCTCAAACTTCATTATTTCGTTTAATGGCCGAGACGTAGAAATTGATATAACGCCTTTTCCAGTAAATGACAATATTCATAAGCAATGGGATTTCTTAACTACAGAGTGTAAAACCCAGTTAATGACGGCGCACAGGGTTATAAGCCCTTCACTTGTTGGCCTATCTTCTGCGAGCGGATTTAGCTCTGTAGCAGACGAAATGGATATGAGTGAAAAGCAAACAATGAAGCGAGTGATAAAGCCAAAACAAGATTTTATCATTGATGGTATTACAGATATATTAAGTCAATTTGATATAAATTTAGATTTATATTTCAAGCCATTAACAGAGGAAATAGAAGATATTGTTGAAGAAATTGTTGAGGATAAAAAAGAAGAGGTTAAATTAGCCGGCTTTGATCCTGACCAGAAACGCGGACCAGATGGGAGGTGGGGTTCTGGAAACATAAATACTGAAAAAAAAAACTGTTTAAATAAAAGCGATTTAAAGAAAAAGGCAGCAAAAACAACAGCAAAGCAAGTTAGTGATTATATAAGTGAGTTAAACAAAACTAAAAATAGCGATCCAAGTAGATACTGGTCAGTTGATAGTGTAAGTAAATCAGATGCAGAAAAAAGCATTATAATAAATAAAAATTATGGCGCGGTTGCTGTAAGTGGTGAAGGTGATATAAAAGGATTATTTAAGAAATTAGACAGTAAAGAAAAAGGAGTTGGCGGAAAATTATTAAAAGATGCTGTTGATGCTGGCGGCAGAAAATTAGATAATTTTGATAACTATCTAACAAAAATATATTTAAAAGCTGGGTTTAGAGTTGTATCAAGAACACCTTTTAATGAAACGTATGCTCCAGACGGTTGGGTTAAAGATTTGCATGGTACGCCAGATGTTGTGGCAATGGTATATGATCCAAACAAGGATTTAGATATTACTGAAAAAATGTTTAGCGATCCAAATACCGGCTATGATCAAATGATAGACTATAGAGATAAAAGCTTAGTTTTGTGTGGCGAAAAAAATGTAAATTTATCATCTCAAAACGTTGATAGATTAATCTCTTTAGGTGAAGTTGTTGGCGATGACTGGGAAATTATAGAAAATGAAAGATGCGATGAGATCACATTTTCAGAAGGTGATTTGAATTTAATTGAATTGGCTCAAGCGCCAAAGACCAGTAATAAAAAATCAAAACAAGATACAAGCTTGTTTAAAGTTAGATATCAATACGCAGGATCTAAAAAAGGTGAACGCGATTTTTGTAACAAAGTTATAGAGGCCGACAAGGTATATCGTGAAGAGGATCTAAACGCTAATTATAACTATAATGAAGAGCTAAGCCCTTCAGGCACAGATAGTTACAATATCTTTCTTTTTAAGGGCGGCGTTAACTGTAAACACTGGTGGCAGCGCGTAGTATACCTTAAAAAAGGTAACGATAGGATAAGTGTAAATGAGGCCAGAAAAATGATATTAGATCTTGATCCGAAAGACAGGAAAGAAGCGAGCTTTGACAAAAACGACAAAAGAGTTGCACAGGTTGCAGAGGCTAAAAACAACTATTGGAGTTTAACGCCAGATTATAGAGATAGCGGCGTTGAGTTATCGGCAAAGTCTAAGGAATTATACCAAAGATTGGCCGGCTTTGATCCAAACCAAAAGAGAGGCGCTGATGGTAAATGGGGATCTGGAGGCTGTACTTTTGAAGATTGGTTTGGAAATAGTAAAATAGTTGATTCAAGAGGTGAACCTTTGGAGGTGTATCATGGCAGTACTCACGATTTTACAGAGTTTTCAAATGTGAGAGGAAATATAGAAAATGATATGGGTATTGGCTTCTATTTTAGCTCATCTTTGGATGATGTTACAGCCAATTATGATGATACCGATGGTCCAGATTTGCAAGGTAGAATTGAAAGGTTAGCCGAAAGATTAGAAAATGATTTAGAAGTAAGCTACGAAGAAGCGCGTAAAAAAGCAGAAAAAAAATTAAGCGGTGGTAAAACCAATATAATAAAGGCTTTTATTTCAATGAATAACCCTTTAACTATTGGCGGTGAAAATGATACTTTTTTAGATTATAATTACAGTGAAGAAGATGGTGAATCTGGTTTATTAGTTGATTTCTTTGAAAATTACAGGATGGCCGCTGCTGGGTTTTATGATGTTGAACCAGATCGAGTTTTTGAAGGTGTTGAGATTTACGATGGGATGATGGCCTCAGATTTTGTAAAAGCAATAAAAGCAAACGAGGCTCTGGCTTATGCTACCGATGAGTATGGTAATTTAGCTTCAAATGAGATACTAAGAAATACATTTGAATTGATGGGCTTTGATGGTATAGTTGACAATACGGTATCACGTTTTAATATGGATGGAGTAAATGAAGATACAAAGCACATTATAGCGTTTAAGCCAAACCAGATCAAATCTGTAAAAAATAAATCGTGGTGCAGAGAGGAAAACAATATAAATCTATCACAGGAGACTTATAATGACTATCCGCAAAGCGCTACAAATAACGCAAAAAGAGCTTTGAAGTATAAAGAAGAGAATGGATCCGATTGCGGTACACAAGTTGGATGGACCAGAGCTGGGCAATTAGCGAGAAGGGAAAAATTAACAAGAGATACAATAGCAAGGATGGCTAGCTTTAAGAGGCACCAGCAGCACAAAGACGTAAAATATAGTGACGGCTGCGGCGGTATTATGTTCGATGCTTGGGGCGGAACTTCTGGCGTTGAGTGGGCCATAAGAAAATTAAAACAAATAGACAAGAAATAGCATGGCAGAATTTTTATTTATAACACCACAAGAGCTAAAAAGCACTACTATTTTAGGCGGAAATGTTGATCCGGATAAATTCCTGTTTTCTATTGCAAATACGCAAATTATAACAATAGAACCGCTATTAGGAACTATACTTTACGATAAAATAAAGGCAGAAGCGGCAGCAGATCCAGTAGGTTTAACCGGTAAGTATTTGACGTTATACAATGAATTTGTAAAGCCAATTACAAAAAATCAAGCGCTGGCAGAATATATAGAAATTAGCTCTTTTATGATCTCAAATGGTGGTGCCTTTAAGCATAGCCCAGACAATGCAGAGACGATGAGCAAAGATGAGATAATGATGTTATCTCAAAAATATTCAAGTATTGCGGATATGTATGTTTTAAGATTTGAAAAGTGGATCTGTAAAAACCCGATCCCAGAATATAAAACTTCACAAGACGAAGTTAACGCGAGTAAAAGTATTAATTTAAAAGGCGGATGGTGGTTCGGTAGAGAGCTGCCAAAAATTTACGAATATAACCCAACAGAAAATGAGTAGTATTTGTGATATAGATAAAGGTTTTAAACAGGTCTGCAAAACTCAACAGGGCGGTATAGATAAGGTGTATCTATTTCCCTATGTAAAGTACGGCGTTTCCGATGTTACCTTTGGAGGCAGCTCTAGGGTTAACAATCCGGATGCTCAAAACATTACGAGTTTTCCAAATACTACTATTTATGAGTATGAGGCCGTAAATATTAGTTATACGGAAAACGCTAAAATAACAGGCGGAGGCGTTGAGTGGTCGCAGGATCTATCTTTTACATTGCCAGCAAGTTTTGAGGCGTTAAACGCGTTTAAATTGATGTATAAAGACTATTGCGCTATTATATTAGATCGCAACGGTAACTATAGAATTATAGGTTTATGGAACGGCGGCGAAGTTGCAATAAACGCAGGTACAAGAGGGAGTAAAAATGCAATGAACGGCTCTACAGTAACGCTAAAGGCTAGAGAGGATAATCAAGCATATTTTTTGAATAACTTTAACACAGATTTTACCATTTTTAATAACGATGCTATTAACTATTTTGAGTTTTATGTAAATACCGATATTATAGCGACATCAAACTTTTTTAATATCACAACGGGATCAGGGAATTTTTTATATGATGTAACAACAGACGAAGGGTATAGCGCTACAGATTTAACGGGAGATCATTTAATAACTTTTCCTACCGGCTCTGGCATACACAAAGTTAGTATTTCTGGAATATTTCCTGCCTTTGATTTTACTCTAGGAGTAGATAATGAAAAAATAATAGATGTATCTAATTTTGGTATATACGGGCTAGGCTCTACGAATCAAACACAGGCTTTTTTAGATAATGAAAATTTAACTATAACCGCTACAGATGCAGGAAACTTTGGAAAAGTTGTTAGTTTCGATAGCGCTTTTAAAGGTTGCGAATCTTTAACAAGTTTCCCGTTTATAAATACTAGCAAAGGTGAGGAGTTTAACAATGCTTGGGAAAATTGCGCAGTATTAACAGAATTTCCTTTGTTAGATTTTAGTAGCGGTACGTCTTTTATTGAAACGTGGCAAGGTTGTCTTTTACTAAAGACTTTCCCGTCTAACGCTTTTGATAATTGCACAGCGACGAATTTTACGCAGGCTTTTAGAAATACAGGATTAAATACGCAGTCAATAGATAACATACTCGAAAGCCTAGACGTCGCAGGACAGATTAACGGAACTTTTGACCAAACAGGAGGGCAAGCTCCTAGCTCTGTAGGATTAGCAGCAAAGGCAAGCCTAGAGACTAAAGGATGGACCATAACGGTAACAACATAAATAAATACTAAAATAAAAATAAAATGAAAATTTACGTAGATGCAGTAACAAAAGAACTAGTGCTTGAAAATGGTATTGAATACCGATACCCAGCGTATTCAGAGGTTCAAAGACAAAAATGGGGTGATTATATAGTAATAAGAACGGTATCAAATGTGCCTATCTTAGATAAAACTTTATATTCAGATTTACAAGACGAGGCCGGAACAGCTTATGCAAGTTTTGCAGCATTAAAGCTTGCTTTGGATCCTTACTTTGATAGCGTACTATAATGAGTAGGCGCAGAGTTATGATGATGTTATTCGGTAGTGGTATACCGAATTTACTCGCAACTTTACAAGCGAGAGCAACATATTACGAAAACCAGACCTGTACCATAGCAATATTAGATAAAATAGAAAAAATACAATAATATGTCAAATTTACTCGATAGAAGTAGTTTAGTGTTAACCCCGACCGCCTTCAATAACGGCGAGGCACTATGTATAAAACCAGACGACGGGAGCGGAGATTTCCAATTCAGTAGAAATTCTGCCGCCACGCGCGTAAATGCTCAAGGTCTTGTAGAAAACGTACAGATACTATCGAGTAATTTGGTGCAGAATGGCGACTTTTCAGAGGAGGGTGCAGAAGAGGTTTCTAACGGCAGTTTTTCTCAAGAGGGTGTGGAGCTTGTTACAAATGGCTCGTTTGATACAGATAGTAATTGGAACGTAGGAACTGGCGGAGTGATTACAAATGGAGAATTAGTATTTTCATCTCAAAACACAAGCGGAACATTTCAAAGTATATCCCATCAAGTGGGTAAAACATATAAAGTTTCAGTAGAAATAAAGTCAGTTTCAAATGGTAGCATAAGATTAGATTTAGCGGGTGGTGGAGCAACTACTCAACACTTCAGTACAGTTGGTATTCATACTGGTTATATTACACCAGTTCAAGGTGGTAGTTTTTTTATTAGAACAACTGCATTTCAAGGCTCAATAGACAACGTTTCAGTGCGTGAGGTCGGTCAAGATTGGTCTTTAGGTACTGGGTGGAGTATTGGAGAGGATAAGGCGGTTGCAGATGGAAGTAGTGGTAATTTAAACCTAACACAAGATTGCCTTGAACTAGGTAAAACTTACACTATTACATATACAATATCAGACTACTTGCAAGGCTCTTTAAGAATAAAAATGGGAGGCTGGACAAACGGCTCTTTAAGAACATCAAATGGGACTTATACAGAAATTTTATCTAATAGCAACCCTTCAGCAAATACAAGTATTTACTTTCAAGGAACAAACAATTTCAACGGCTCTATAACAAACATCTCGGTTAAAGAGGTGGGAATGGGTTGGAATTTAGACCCGAATACAACTATTAGTAATGGTCAAGCTGACTTTAACTACACGAGTTTTAGCAGTATGATACAAGCTTCTCCAAACCTAATACCAGTAGTGGGTAATACTTACAGATTATCTTATGAGATAACAGAATATACATCGGGTTCTTTTAGGTTAAATTTTGGTGGAGTTGAAACTAATAGTTCAAGTGTAGGTGTTAGAACCGCAACAATAAAAGCTATATCTACGGGGCAATTACAAGCAATAGGCTCTGGGATTGGATTTATAGGCTCTGTAACAAACATTTCAATTATCGAAATTAGTACCGATACTAACCTACCGAGAATAAACTACGAGGGTTTCAGTTATCAAGATGATTTAGGAAGTGAGGAAATTGTAAATGGTGGGTTTGATAATGGGAGTGCTAATTGGTCTTCTATAAGAGGCAGTATACAAAGTGTAAATGATGAGGGTGTTTTTACTATTGGAGGCACTGAACTAAATTCACTTATACAGTCAAATGTGTTTACTGTTGGTAAAAAATATATTCTTGAATTTTATGCAAAAAGTCAAACATACAATACAAACATATTTACTGCCTATCTTGGTGTTGATAGTGTTATTCAAGAGCAAGCTGTTTCAAGTGAATTTCAAAAATGGAAATATATTGTAAATCCTAATCAAACAAATTTGCAGATTGGTTTATATTATAATGCATCTTATGAGAATATAATTTTTGACAACGTATCTGTAAAAGAATACACAACTGCAACTAACACTCCTAGATTAGATTACTCAACGGGAGCAGAGGCATTTTTATTAGAGCCGCAGTCAACGAATTTAATACCTTATTCGAGTGATTTTAGTCAATGGAGTGTAGTCAATGCAAGTGTAAATGCTAATGAAACTATATCACCAGACGGCACACAAAACGCTAGTAAATTAAACGCAACAAGCGTAAGCTCAAGAATACAACAATCGTTATCTTTTAGCGGTGTAAACACAATATCTATTTTTGTTAAATACGCTGGAGACGATGTTACAGTAAGATTTGAAAGAAATACCTCTAATGATAGATGTTCTTTTGACATTAGCTCGTTAGGCGTTGTATTTAATTCAGCAGAAACGGGAATTATTGATTATAACGTAGAAGAATTTAGTAATGATTGGTATAGGATTTCTTGCAGTTATGATGGAGGTAGTTACTTTCAATTTAACGGGGACGTAACAGGAAACAATGGTTCTGTTTACATTTGGGGAGGGCAAGCAGAGAATTTAAGCTATCCTACAAGTCTAATCCCATCTAATGGCTCACAGGCCACAAGAAACCAAGAAACTTGTATAAACGCAACACCAGAGATAAACAGCGAGCAAGGTGTATTGTATGCAGAGATTAGTGCTTTGGCTGATGGAGTAGGTACAAGAACTATGTCTTTAAGTGATGGCACAGCTAATAACAGCATAACAATAAGATACACTACAAGCGTGGGGGTAATACAAGCCTTTGTAGTTTCGGGAGGGTCTTTTCAATTTAATGCAAA